GTCAGTTCTCCTGCGAGCTGAACCGAAGTCCACGGGGGGGTTGGGTAGTCTACCAATCGACAGCTAGTTTGTCGACGGCGTAATGTTCGATGCACACTCTTTCGTTTGATAAAATGACGATTTCTGCGATCTCTTCAAGTTCGCAGAGACCTAGATCGTAGGTCGGCATCAACCAGTCCAAGAACATATCGTCGGAGACGATGATTTTTTCGTTCTTGATGGCCTCAACAATATTGCTGAGTTCTATGCCGCTGGTTCGGGTGAACCACGTTAGGTCGTCAAGTGTGACAGCAGCGCTGTCCTCCATATCGTATCGCTGGAGGAACATGTCGCGCAAGAATGGAACGTGCCTAAATTCGTAGGCGTAACTCAGGGCCTTTCCGGCCATGTACTGAGAATCCGAGACTTCCTGATTGTTGGAAGCCCTGGCGTTAAATCTTGCAAGTGCCTTGCCGATGAGCGGCAGCATGCACTTTGTGTCACCGTCGATAATGATTCGACGGGAAAGTAGGGTGGCTTGCCCGCAAAGTTTCACATCCTTGCCCTTCAACACCATCTTGAACGCGTCGACGACGGATTTCCACAAATGGATGCAGAAAAACGCACAAACGACGGCCAGAATATCATCACCTAAGACAACTGCTTTCGCCTTGGGCCTGACCTTTCGACGCTCACTAGGAGACATCTCATGGTAGGTTGGGACTAGCTGGCGCACGCATGCGACAGCAAACATCGTCATATTGTAAGTGGAATTCCGGAAAGTAGTACTGGTGGTGCCAGTGGGTAGTTGGAACTTTAGCTTGGCAACAACGCCGAATCGGCGGTTCTGTACCTTGTATTCCTCCAGTTCGAGTAATAGATTGCGTAGCCATTGGGGCATCCGCAACTTAGCAAGCCATCGGTCAGTTAAAGTTGCAACGCGGCTCCTCTGCTCCTTGTCATTGGCAGAAAAGTCTCCTTCGTACGCGTTGGGGTACCGATCGTCATCTAGAAATTCGACAATCGACACATCATTGGTCTTGTATGCCAGTTTGACGTTGACAGGGCCAACGCTGGCTTTCCCAAGAATAACCTGAAGCCGCTCCATAGCGACCATCATAGCGGGTCCAGTGACGCGATTGAAGACGTCATTGCCGGCGTAGATGATGCGAGGAGCCCATTTAGGATCCATTCGCTTCAGTAGGACTTCGATCTTTACGGACAGATCTTTGGTCCCGATGTATCGCGCATCGC